CCGGCGCATCAGGCCAGACAATCACCTTGCCTGCCAGCCCTCAAAACGGAGCGATCTATCAGATCAAGAACCTGTCGGCCTACACCGTGAACATCCTCGGCGGCACGAACTCAATCAGCATCGCTAACACGGTCTATGGCGCCTCAACTCCGTACACGATCCCAGTCGGAGCGGCCTACACCTTCAACTGGACGGGTGGCGTTTGGTACTGCTTCGTGACCACCGACCTCGGCAAAGTTGCTGGCACGCTTCCCATCGCCAACGGAGGCACCGGACTCAACACCCTCGGTACTGCCGGACAGGCTCTTGTCGTCAACTCTGGCGCCACCGGCCTCACCTACACCTCAGTCGTTGGGAGCCAAGGTGCTCAGGGTGCACAGGGTTCTACAGGTGCACAGGGTTCTACAGGCGCTCAGGGTGCTCAGGGTGCTTCGGGATCATCAGGCGGAGCAGGCAAGTCATTCACGGTCACCAGCCCGACGCTCTCAGTAGCAACCACAACCGGAGCCACGACCTCGCTCTCAGTGAACGCTCTGCCTTATGGCATGGCATCAGGCGACACGCTCAACATCCGCTACTGGAACGGCACGACCCTCTACTCGCAGCTCGTCACGCTTTCATCGTCGGCCGCTAAAGGTGCGACCTCGATCAGCGTTTCATCTTTCACGCCATCGGTGGCCTATCCCATCGGCACCGAACTCATCCCGATCTCGGTCACGTTGGCAATCTCAGACACGCCGTTCGTTTCTCCTGTCACGCTCATAACCAATGTCGTCGGTGGTGGTGGTGGTGGAGCGGCTGGCGGCAACCAGACCAACGGCCCCGGTGGTGGTGGTGCAGGTGGCATGTGGGTTGAGCAGGCCATTCCAGTCGGCTCAGCGACCACGATGAAGGTCACGCTCGGCGTCTTTGGCGCTGGCTCTCCAAGCGGCACCGGCCTCAGCGCTGGCAAGAATGGTGGAGTCAGTACCTTGGTGCTCAATGGCTACACCGTCACGGCCGCTCACGGAGAAGGTGGCTATGGCTCCTATCAAGGCGGAGCACCCGGCTCGTTGACGCCATCGACCTATTCAAGTTCTCAGAACGGTAACGGCTCATGGGCGGCTTGGCTTGCTGGCATCTCAGCCACAGCATCGCCGCTTCAATACCAGCCCGGAGTCGGTGGCGGTCAAGGTCCATCCGCATCAGGAACATGGAACTCGGCAGGCCTCAATGGTCTTGGCCTCATGGGTGGTGGTGGCGGTCAAGGCTTCGCCGCTACAACGACGAACAAAGGCTTGGCAGGCTCACCGGGTTCATACACCCAAGGCGGAGCGGCTGGCGTTACTGGCACAGGCACTGGAACCGGCGGCAACGCTACGAACGCATCGCCTAACACTGGATCAGGTGGCGCAGGTGGTGGCTCAGGCACCGGCACGAACGCAGGTGGCTATGGCGGAGCAGGTGGCTCTGGCTACATCATCCTCACTCAGGTTGCCTAATGGGCGTTATCTACGTCGGCGATCTCGCTGGATCTCCACCGCCAGCCATCCCCTATGGCCGCTATCTGCTCGATGTCGGCGCACTTCCGAGGCCGGGTCACGTCCAAGGTGGCTGGAAGGTGCCAAGCGTCACGCCAGCAGTCAAGACCGCAGTGGTCGGCCTCTCGGCTAAGACTCCGACAGTCGTGGCAAACTCGGAGAGCGCCATCGTTGGTGCTGGATACCTCTACCCGACCGTCATCGCAGCTGCGGAGGAATGATGAACTCACTGATCTATGCAGGAACCGTCGTCCGGTTCTACACCTCCACGCCGTTCACCTCGGTCTCTGGCACCGTGACTGACCCCACCGAGGTTCTGTTCGCCTACCGAGTCGGCAACGGCCCGGCGACTCAGTTCACCTACAGCCCAGGGGGATCAGAAGGCTCGATCATCAAAGACTCAACCGGCAACTACCACATCGACATCGACACCACCGGCAAACCGGGCACATGGACGATCACATGGGTCGGCATCGACACCACCGGCACCGTCCAAACTCGCTCGGAGACCGAGGTCGTCATCTCGGCTCCGTCGGTATCTGTCACGCCGTAGCCAGAAGGGATAACCTGCGATCATGCCTCAGTTCACCTACACCGGCTCAGAAGTCAAGGTCTACCCGACCCTGTCCGCCGCAGACGGCTCAACCCTCGTGGTCAAGCCCGGCGACGTTGTCACCCTCGACACCGACCCGAACGTGCTCGACCTCACAGCTCAGGCCGCCACCCCAGCCCCAGCCGCTACCCCAGCACCAGCGCCAGAAGCCGCTCAGACCGCCCCAGAAGCCCCTACAACGTCCGCAACTCCGGCCGCTTAGGGATAAGACCTAGATAACAACAGGAGCCACTATGCCATTCATGACCGCCAACTCGTTCGTCGGCCTCGGTATCGAGGGGACACGAGGCACCGCATCGAGCAACGTCAAGTTCGTTCCGGTCACCGGCCCTCAGATCACGCCTCAGCAGAAGTGGCTACGTGACGACGCCTTCCGTTCCAGCCCGGTTGACAACTACGGCGAGATCCTTGGCGTGCGCCATGACGAGTACGACTTCAAGGGCTATGTGTTCGCTGACACCTTCGGCGTGCTGGCTAAGGGCGCTCTCGGCTATGAATCGGTCACCGGCTCAGGCACCTACACCCACACCTTCGGCCTCTACAACAACGCCGCTAACGCTTCACAGCCGCCCTCAGTGACGATTCAAGACTTCGACGGCAACAACACCTTCCAGCTGCTCGCCGGACAGGTTGGCGACCTGAACGTCAAGTTCACCGCCGAAGGCGCTCTCGAATACGACTCGAAGCTCATGGCGAACCCATTCACCAAGATCAGCAACCCGACCACGTCATTCTCGACTGAAGTGTTCATTCCGGCATGGGATCTTTCAATGACCATCGGTGGCACCTCGACCGCCGTGACTGCTGAGGGTGAGATCAACATCAAGCGCAACACCGCTCCGATCTTCACAGCCCAGGGTGTCAACAGCCCCTACCGCCTGTTCGCTGGCCCGGCTGACGTGAGCGGCAAGTTCACCTTCGTTCTCGAAGCCAACGACCCGATCCTCTACAACGGCTCCAGCAACGGCTACGGCCTCACCGCTGGCACGCAGGCCGTCGTCCTGACCTTCACCGACCCGGCCTCCAGCCACACGGTCAAGTTCCAGATGTCCAGCGTGCAGTTCGAGATGCCAAAGCGCACTCGTGGCAAGGCCTACGTCGAGGTCGAGACTGAGTTCCAAGCAGTTGCCAACACCACCGACGCCATCTCAGGCGCAGGCGCTGGCTACTCACCGATCCAGATCGTCACTACGAACACCGTTTCAGCCGCTTACTAATACCTGACTACAACCAAACAGGGAGGAGACACCCAATGATCGTGTCATTACCTAACAATGAATCTGCGACCCTGCGTGAGTATGGGGAGTTGACCGAGCGTGCAGCTCGTCGCATCCGAGCATCGCTTCGTGCCGCCTTGGAGCAAGCATCAGCCATCGCAGCTGGAGGCTTCGACGAGACCAAGCCTGAAACGTGGGGAGCGCTTAAAGGCATGGGCGACGACCAGACAGCCATCGAGGTCTATCAAGACCGTTGCATCGTTGAGATGGTCAAAGGCTGGACACTTGGAGAACTTCCGACGATGGAGACAGTCGGCGATCTACCGGCGGCCACCTATGCACTCCTAGCAGAGCAGGCAGTGGCGGCAACTCGTGACGACACCGAGTTCGGCGTGGATGGTGCTCCTGACCCAAAAGCGGTTACAGAAGGCTGAATCGCCTTCGAGATCACTTGCTTGGCCTTGGCCTAGAGCCACCAGACACCGAGATCGTGGAATGGTGGGAGGAATACCGCTACCGCAGACTCGTCCCGATGAGCCATGAGGCCTATCTAGGCGAGCCAGTCGAGGCCATCGAGTGGACGTTGCGGATGGACAACCTGAGAGCAGAGGTCGATTCTGAATGGCAACGGAAATCCGGATAGAAGGCATCCCGAAGTTCTCTGCCGCCATTGAGAAGAAGATTGCTGAAGTCAACATTGCCGCCAAGACCTTCGTCACCGTAGGCGGCCAGATCGTCGTCAAGAACTCCAGACGCCTGTTCACCTCGGTCGTCATGGACTCATCAGGCAACCAATCCATCGCCGCCAAAGGATCTCGCAACGGCCGCCTCGTCCGCCGAGGTCGTCACATCGGCCCCGAAGGAGCTGGAGACCCACCGCACATCCGCACCGGCACGCTGGCTCGCTCGATCACGACCAAAGACGTGCGTGAGGTCGGCAAGGGCGCATGGTCGTCACGAACTGGCCCCACAGCGAAGTATGGACGCCGAGTAGAGTTGGGCTTCAGAGGTACGGACTCCAAAGGTCGCACCTATGACGAGCCAAGCCCATTCCACCCCTACCTGAAACCCGGTCTAGAGATGTCAGCACCAGAACTGAAGGAACTGCGCCGCCGACTGTTCGAGGTCGCTAACAATGGCTGATCTCCTTCCCCCAGTAGTCGCCACCCTCGTCGCTGACATCAAGCAATACAGCGCCGACATGGACAAGGCCGAAGGCAAGATGGCCGAGTTCGGTGCACAAGCCGACACGACCGGCTCGAAGGTGTCCAAGGGCCTCAGCAAAGCCTCGACCGCCATCATCGGCCTGGGCTTAGGCGTTGCCGCCTACTCGGTCAAGTCAGCGACGTCCTTCCAAGATCTCATGACGCAGCTCGTCACCGGCGCTGGCGAATCCGAGAAGAACCTGAAGACGGTGTCAGACGGCATCTTGGCTATGGCTGGACAGGTCGGCCAGACTCCGCAGGCCTTGGCGCAGGGTATGTACCTCATCGAGTCGGCTGGCTATCACGGCTCGGCAGGTCTGAAGGTGCTGAAGGCCTCGGCCGAAGGTGCCGCAGTCGGTGGAGCTCAGATGTCCACCGTCGCCAACGCTCTGACGACCGCCATGCACGACTACCAAATCCCTGTCGGCAACGCTAACAACGTCACCTCAGCACTTATCGAGACCGTTGCAAGCGGTAAGACGCACCTCGAAGACTTGGCTGGCTCGCTCGGTAAGGTCATGCCAGTCGCCTCGGCGCTCAATGTTCCAATGACCAACGTCCTCGGAGCGATGGCCTCGATGACGAACGCAGGTCTCTCGGCTCAGTTCTCAGCCAAGCACTTGCAGAACACCTTGCTGGCACTGAGCGCACCAAGCACTGCCGCAAGCAATGCTCTTGGCGACGTAGGCCTGAACTCCCAGCAGGTCAAGGACGCACTGAGCGGCCCACAAGGTCTCGCCAACGCACTGAGCATGATCGAGACTCACGTCGGTCAGAAGTTCCCACAGAGCTCGGTGGCCTACACCACCGCCATGAAGACGATCCTCGGTGGCACGACCGGCTACTCAACGGCTCTCATGCTGACAGGCGGCAACCTCAAAACCTTCACGGACAACGTCAGCAACATCGGCGCCAAAATGGGAGGCGCCCAGACGCAGGTTCAAGGCTTCGCACTTGTGCAGAAAGACTTGGCCTTCCAGTTGAAGTCAGTGAGCGGATCGCTTCAGGCAGGAGCCATCAGTCTCGGTCAGTGGCTTCTCCCGAAGATCAGCGACGTGGCTAAGTGGGCGACAGGCGTCATCAACTTCTTCAAGGGCAAGTCGATCTTCTCTCGCATCGCCGACACGGCCGCCATCGACGTGTTCGCCGCCGCCGTTGCGGTCAAGGTTGGCGGAGCGCTGAAGTCAGCCTTCACAGCTGCGGCCAATGGAATCCAATGGGTCATCTCGAAGATCACAGGAACGGCCGCTACCAGTGGTCCACTCGATGCCAACACCGGAGCCTTGAACCGACTCACGGAAGCCTTGCTGAAATCCTCGGTCGCAGGTGGAGCAGGTGCGGCTGAGGGAGCGCTTGGTGGCGCCGCTCTGGGCGTTGGAGGCGAAGCCAGCCTCGGTGCCGCTCTGGGTACAGCCGCCGCTCCCATCATGGCCGCCGTGATCGCTGGCGCCATTATCGGATCGCTTATCAACGCCATCTTCCCCCACACTGCCAGAACAGGAGCGCAGACGAAGACGGCTCTGGCTAATGAAGCCGCCAACGCCAACGTGGGAGGCGGAGGCATCAGCGCAGCTGCTCAGGCGCAAATCAACGCTGAGATCGCTACGGCTAACGCTCGTGCGCCCAGAGGCAAGCACGTTGTCACTGGGCACGTTCAACTTCCCTACGAAGGCTACGGCTCTTACTCGGCTCTATTCCAGCACCTCATCAACATGGGCGACTCCTTCGCTGAGGCAAGGAAACTTGCTACGGCCGCAGGCAAGAAGACTGCAACGGTTCAAGGCGCTACCTACGCACCGAACACTCACAAGACGACCGTGAAGGTCAAGCACAAGGTGAAGGTCAAGTGACAATCGCCTCCGGCATGAATAACTCAGACTCCAATGAGGACATCGAGGTCGAGGTCGAGTTGGACTTCACCGACTTCATGAGCACCTTGCTCAGCGACCCTCGATTCCGCCAACAGGTCGTTGACATGGTACGCAAGGACATGCTGAAGAACGCTCGCTACTACGGCAACATCTTTGGAACCTACGCTCAGAAGACTCACTAATGGCTACGCTGACCACGATCCCTACTTGGTACGTCGCCTCTAACGGCCTCGATATCACCCAATGGATGATCGACTTCGACATCCGCATGGGTCGCCAGCACGAGATCGACCGCACAGAGTCCTCGACGCTGACCATGACGCTCGACAACCGGAGCGGAACCTTCACGCCTTGGAACACCAACACCTACACCTTCTCGGCCTCGAACTCCAACTTCGCTGGCGTCGCAGCTCTGAGCATCGAGGTCGTCGTCGCTACAGGAAGCCAAGTCACTTACTTCTGGGCATCAAATAACGCCGACCCGGTGACAGGCGCCCTGCAAGGCGGCATCTTCTCCAACTATGCCCAGATGGTCGGCAACTCAGTCACGATCTCAGGCTTCTCGACTGCTGGCTACAACGGCACCTTCACGGTTGTCTCCTCGACGCCGTCATCCTTCACCGTTGCCAACACCACGACCGGCACGCCGAGCACTTATGGCAAGGTCACGAGCGTCACGCTGACCGGGTGCCCAATCATCACGAACTCGCTGATCGAGATCGGCGGCGTCTACCCGACTACCGGCGGCACTTGGTCGCAACAGTTCTCTGGCTACGCCAATGTCATTCAGCCAGACGCACCGGACGAACTCAACAGCCAGACCACCGTTCAATGCAACGACGTACTGAAGACCTTCGCCGCTCGACTGCTCTCGAACTCGGACATCTACCCGAACTTCACTCAGGCCGCATGGGACTCGACAGCCCTCACCAGCACCACGCAGCTCTACGCTCCTGTAGCCGTAGGTGCGACAGTGGGCTACGTCTACTCGACCGCCACCCTCTCAGGCACCGCCTCGATCCGCATCATCGACGGAGCGAACTCCGAGGTCGTGAGTGGAACGTGGGGCACGAGCGTCACGCTTGGAAGCGGCAAACTCTACCCACTGACGGTCTCGGCTGGCTTTGCCAAGGCTCACGGATCTGGGTGCTTCGTCGGTACGAACTACTCGACAACCTCGCCAGCAGTGTTCTACCGAGGCAACGACACATCAGGCATCACGGCCACCGATTTCTTGAACAACCTCTCAGGCTCTTATCTGGGCACCGTGAACTACACGGCTACCGGCGCTCATCTCTACGATGCCGCAGGAAGCATCGGCCTCAACAGTCAAGGCTGGATTCAGGGCTTGGTCGGATCGCTCTCAGGCGGAGCGACAAGCACTTGGTCAAGTCACTTCTGGGTCAAGGCTCCCAGCGTCGGTGACACGCTTCTCAGCGTCTACGACACCACGAACAACCGAGTCGCAGCTCTGACGGTCAACACTTCTGGATCGTTGAACCTCAGCATCGGAGCACCCTCGGCGCTGACTGCGACCTTGCTCAACGGCCCGATCACGTCCTCAGCGACCACGATCATCACTACCTACACCGCCGGATTCCCATCCTCTGGCACCCTGTCCGCTACAGGCTCGGCAGGCACGATGACGTTCACCTACACCGGCGTCACCAAGAGCACCTACACGATCTACCCCAACATCACCTTCCCCTGTCTTGTTTTCTCAGGCGTCAGCTCGTCATCGGCAGGAACGGCACAGAACGGCACGACCATCACCCTCGGATCCACGCCATACACACCAGCGCTCTCAACGGCCACCACGAACATCCTCGACGGCAACTGGCACCACGTTCTGATCGACTACGCACCGGCCACCTCGGCCATCGCAATCGACGTGGATGGCGTCAGCGTCAAGACCGGCACCTCGCCGACCACTGTCCTCGCTTCTCAGGCCTACTGGGGAGCCGCCGTCATCTCGACAGGTAACCCAGCCAACCCAAGCGGAGCCAGCAACGGCACCTTCGCCGACATGTTCTTCGTCCAGAGTTCGCCGGGCTTGGCTTCTGCAGCTGCAACCCTCTACAAGATCGGCACGCTTCTCAGCGTCCAGAAGTACGTTGGCCTGAAGATCATTGACGCTCTCACCGTTGCTCAGTTCCCCGGCTCGACTGCTGGCATCGTTCAGGGCTACACCCAATGCGTCGGCGACACCTCGCAGGTCAACCAATCGAACGTCCTCGACTACATCTTGAACCACGTCGAGACCGAGCAGGGCTTCTTCTTCCAGAGTCCATCGGGCGCCCTAACCTTTCTCAACCGCTTCTACGTCCAAGAAACACCGGCCAAACAACTCTCAGGCTCGGCAGTGACCATCGGCGACTCAGGAACGCTTCAGGCCTACTACGAACCCGGCGTCGAGATCCTGCAAGACGACCTCGATGTGTGGAACCGAGCGCAGGTGACGACCTATGCCGGATCGGTCTATGAGAC